ACCGAACAAGGGGAAATATGGATACGTGTTAAAAAACTGCGTATGTTTAAAACTTAGGAACCAAGACAGTGACAATTGGTCTTGGTATTGGACAATTGTTCAAGGTTCCAAAATGAGTGATATATTTGACGAGGCGGCTAGTTTCAGAAGCTATCAATCGAAACTCGGTCGAGATGGGCGGGCAAGTGCGGCAACAGCTACTTTGACTACTAAGATAAGAATTTTTGTACCAGCAACTAATAGCCCAGAACTGAGATGGGAGTTGACTTTGTTCGCTCTCGATGTAATCAGATCACCAAGTGCAGCAGAATCAATGAAGATTGGTGCTGCTTTCACTCTGATATCAATGTACTCAGAAAGACCTGGCGCTTTAATCAGGAGCCTCCTTAACGACCCAGACATAGAAGCTGTCATCATAGATGTGGGTTCCATGCTCAACGGGATCCCTGTGATGGAAAGGAGAGGGGACAAAGCACAAGAGGAGATGGAAGGTTTGATGAGGATTCTGAAGACTGCACGTGAAAGCAGCAAGGGAAAGACCCCGTTTGTAGATAGCAGAGCCTATGGACTGAGGATCACCGATATGAGCACTCTTGTGTCAGCCGTCATTACCATCGAAGCCCAAATTTGGATCCTGATTGCAAAGGCAGTGACTGCTCCAGATACAGCCGAGGAAAGTGAGACCAGAAGATGGGCAAAGTATGTTCAACAAAAGAGGGTCAATCCATTCTTTGCCTTAACCCAGCAATGGCTGACAGAGATGAGGAATCTCCTCTCACAAAGTCTCTCAGTCAGAAAATTCATGGTGGAAATTCTGATGGAGGTAAAGAAAGGCGGATCAGCTAAAGGAAGGGCCGTTGAGATAATATCTGACATAGGAAATTATGTCGAGGAAACAGGAATGGCCGGCTTCTTTGCGACTATCAGATTCGGTCTTGAAACAAGATACCCTGCACTTGCCCTCAATGAGTTCCAGAGTGATCTCAATACCATCAAAGGGCTGATGCTGCTCTACAGAGAAATAGGGCCTCGAGCGCCATACATGGTGCTCCTTGAGGAATCTATTCAGACAAAGTTTGCACCAGGTGGTTATCCACTCCTGTGGAGCTTTGCTATGGGTGTTGCAACCACTATCGACCGATCCATGGGTGCTCTCAACATCAATCGTGGTTATCTTGAACCTATGTATTTCAGACTTGGACAGAAATCAGCAAGACATCATGCTGGCGGGATTGATCAAAACATGGCTAATAAACTTGGATTAAATTCTGATCAAGTTGCAGAACTGGCTGCTGCAGTTCAAGAAACATCAGTTGGGAGACAGGACAACAACATGCAGGCAAGAGAAGCCAAATTTGCAGCTGGGGGAGTTCTTGTGGGGGGTGGCGAACAAGATATTGATGAGGAAGAAGAGCCTATCGAACATAGTGGTAGGCAGTCAGTGACTTTCAAGAGAGAAATGAGCATGTCATCTCTCGCAGACAGTGTCCCAAGCAGTTCAGTGAGTACATCCGGAGGAACGAGATTGACAAATTCTCTATTGAATCTCAGATCCAGATTAGCTGCAAAGGCTATCAAAGAGAGTACTGCACAGAGCTCATCGGAAAGAAACCCACCTAATAACCGCCCTCAGGCAGACTCAGGAAGGAAAGATGACCAGGAACCCAAACCTGCCCAAAATGATTTGGACTTTGTTAGAGCAGACGTGTGACGCTTAATCAGAAACTCATATAAGCTCCAAATCATTCTCTATGACACACTCTTATAAATAAATTTAAGAGAGTGGATTGAGATTGAGTTATGGACCTGTGTCATAATATACCTTTGTCTTTTAATAAATTACTTATACCACCCACATATGATGAATATGAGTTCGCAGTAGTTTGTCTTATAATTTAAATCACTCTAAAGCCATGCTTGAACCTCAACTTTGGATAGTCACACTGCAATGAATACATTTAGATATCCTCAGAGTATTTAACTCACTAAATCTCAGTAGTAGTAAGTCTCACTGGTGATGGGATACAAGTGCAAGTTCCTTTTCAAATGGTGCTCAAATCTAAGGATCCTCTTGCTGAATAGGCTATCTACTATGCACTGGAAAATATAATGAACTTTACCTCATACATAACTAAATGATCAAAGTTTGTACTGAGTACATCTATTAAAGTTTATAACAGGCTAGGGGCAACACCTAGAAATAATGTAAGTCTGTTATTTTAGATAACAGTATATGAGTGGCATGGGTCTAGACAACTTGATCATTATATTAAGAAAAACTTAGGATCCAAGACCATAAATCTAGGATCCTTTACAATCTCAGACCCTGGTGCAAGGTTATATATAGAGCCCAATTCTCCTAATTAAACAGTGTCTCAGGTTGACAAATGGACAAGTTGGATCTAGTCAATGATGGCCTCGATATTATTGACTTTATTCAGAAGAACCAAAAAGAAATACAAAAGACATACGGACGATCAAGCATCCAACAACCAAGTACCAAAGACAGGACAAGAGCATGGGAGGACTTCTTGCAGAGCACCAGTGGAGAACATGAACAGGCTGAGGGGGGAATGCCTAAGAATGATGGAGGTACTGAAGGAAGAAATGTGGAGGATCTATCCAGTGTTACTTCCTCAGATGGAACTATTGGACAAAGAGTGTCAAACACCCGAGCTTGGGCAGAAGACCCAGATGACATACAACTGGACCCAATGGTTACAGACGTTGTATACCATGATCATGGAGGAGAATGTACCGGACATGGACCTTCTTCAAGCCCTGAGAGAGGGTGGAGTTATCACATGTCAGGAACACACGATGGGAATGTACGTGCTGTACCTGATACAAAGGTGTTGCCCAATGCTCCCAAAACTACAGTTCCTGAAGAAGTTAGGGAAATTGATTTAATTGGGTTGGAGGACAAATTTGCATCAGCGGGATTAAATCCAGCTGCAGTTCCCTTTGTCCCCAAGAATCAATCAACCCCAACTGAGGAGCCTCCAGTCATCCCGGAGTATTACTATGGATCTGGGAGGAGAGGAGATCTCTCAAAATCTCCTCCTAGAGGTAATGTCAATCTGGACAGCATCAAGATTTACACTTCGGACGACGAGGATGAAAATCAGCTGGAGTATGAGGATGAGTTTGCCAAAAGCTCAAGTGAGGTTGTCATTGACACTACTCCTGAGGACAATGATTCTATCAACCAGGAGGAAGTAGTTGGGGACCCGTCTGATCAGGGTTTAGAGCATCCTTTCCCTTTGGGGAAATTCCCGGAGAAAGAAGAAACTCCTGATGTACGCAGAAAGGATTCCCTAATGCAGGACAGTTGTAAGAGAGGAGGAGTACCGAAAAGACTGCCCATGTTATCTGAAGAGTTCGAGTGCTCCGGATCAGATGATCCAATAATACAAGAATTAGAACGAGAAGGGTCTCATCCAGGAGGTTCATTACGTTTGAGGGAACCACCTCAGTCGTCAGGGAATTCCAGAAATCAACCTGACCGTCAGCTGAAGACAGGTGATGCAGCATCACCCGGAGGCGTCCAGAGACCAGGCACACCGATGCCTAAATCAAGGATCATGCCCATTAAAAAGGGCACAGACGCGAAGTCTCAATATGTTGGGACGGAAGACGTGCCTGGGTCGAAGAGTGGTGCAACCCGGTATGTTCGCGGATTACCCCCCAACCAAGAAAGCAAGAGTGTTACTGCGGAGAATGTCCAACTGAGTGCTCCCAGTGCTGTCACGAGGAATGAAGGACACGACCAGGAAGTTACCAGCAACGAAGATAGTCTGGATGACAAATATATTATGCCATCAGATGATTTTGCTAACACTTTCTTACCCCATGACACTGATAGGTTAAATTATCATGCAGACCATCTCAATGATTACGATTTAGAGACCTTGTGTGAGGAGTCAGTATTGATGGGCATCGTTAACGCAATCAAACTCATCAACATTGATATGAGGTTGAATCACATTGAGGAACAGATGAAAGAGATACCCAAGATCATCAACAAAATAGACTCCATTGATCGAGTGTTGGCTAAGACCAATACTGCATTGTCGACAATAGAAGGACACCTAGTCTCGATGATGATCATGATACCAGGGAAAGGCAAGGGTGAAAGGAAAGGGAAAACAAATCCGGAGCTAAAACCTGTAATTGGGAGAAATATCCTAGAACAGCAAGAGTTATTTTCATTCGACAATCTCAAGAATTTCAGAGATGGGTCATTGACTGATGAGCCCTATGGAGGGGTGGCCCGAATAAGAGATGATTTGATCCTGCCTGAACTCAACTTCAGTGAGACAAATGCATCACAATTTGTTCCTTTGGCAGATGATGCATCTAAGGATGTCGTGAGAACTATGATTAGGACTCACATCAAGGACAGAGAGTTGAGGTCTGAGTTGATGGATTATCTAAATCGAGCAGAAACAGATGAAGAGGTTCAGGAGGTGGCCAATACAGTCAATGATATTATTGATGGGAACATCTAAACATGTCAGTAATTTGATAGAGTAGCAGTCAGACCAAGATCATATATTAGAGGTACACATCATAATGGCCAGTGTCTTAATCTCAACCATTCATAAACCGTCAGTGTTTCCCTTATAAACTCCATTATGTAGTTTATTAATATCTAGAGCTATTCTTTATTAAGTAATAAATCTGTATTAGATTATTATATAATCTCTATAATCAACACGCCTATTACTTCATGCACTTACTATCACCATTTAATAATAGTTCAGATCACCCCTCAAAATCTGGGTTGTGCCAAGTCATTTTCCTCACCATATAATCCACGCAGTATGCATTCAAATACTAAACCACATTCAGACAGAGTTAGACATTCAAGCAATCAATAACTATATTAACTATAAGAATGATGAATCAGCCCTGCGCCAACAAGGCAATGTCAATCACTTGAATGCAGGGGTAGACCCCAGAATCCATTAAGAAAAACTTAGGAGACAGGTATAATATTCTCATACCTGTCCATTCACCTTGGACTTAAAGAGAGACAATCATTCAGCCCCGTCCAAGACACACCTGAGTGGCCAGAACCATGGATTTTAGTGTGAGTGATAACCTTGATGATCCAATAGAAGGTGTTTCAGATTTTAGTCCCACCTCATGGGAGAATGGAGGGTATCTAGATAAAGTGGAGCCAGAAATTGATAAGCATGGCAGTATGATACCTAAGTACAAGATCTATACCCCAGGTGCAAATGAGAGGAAATTCAACAACTACATGTACATGATTTGCTATGGCTTCGTCGAAGACGTTGAGAGATCACCAGAATCTGGGAAGCGCAAGAAAATCAGGACCATTGCCGCGTACCCTCTTGGTGTTGGCAAGAGCACTTCTCACCCTCAGGATCTTTTAGAAGAGCTATGTTCTTTGAAAGTCACTGTCAGAAGAACAGCTGGGGCTACAGAGAAAATTGTGTTCGGGTCCTCTGGCCCGCTTCATCATCTCTTACCATGGAAGAAGATTCTGACTGGCGGATCAATATTCAATGCTGTCAAGGTTTGCCGCAATGTGGATCAGATTCAACTGGAGAATCAACAATCATTGAGGATTTTTTTCTTGAGTATTACTAAATTGAATGACTCCGGCATCTACATGATCCCAAGGACAATGCTAGAATTCAGAAGGAACAACGCTATTGCTTTCAATCTTCTAGTATACCTCAAAATCGATGCAGATCTTGCAAAAGCTGGAATCCAAGGAAGCTTCGACAAAGACGGAACCAAAGTGGCATCTTTCATGCTCCATCTCGGGAATTTTGTCCGACGAGCTGGGAAGTACTATTCTGTCGAATACTGCAAGAGAAAGATTGACAGAATGAAGCTCCAGTTCTCTCTTGGTTCAATTGGGGGTCTAAGCTTACACATCAAAATTAATGGAGTGATCAGTAAGAGATTATTTGCCCAGATGGGTTTCCAGAAGAACCTTTGCTTTTCTCTAATGGACATCAATCCTTGGCTCAACAGACTGACTTGGAACAACAGTTGTGAGATCAGCAGGGTGGCAGCTGTACTGCAGCCCTCGGTGCCACGTGAATTCATGATCTATGACGATGTGTTCATTGACAACACAGGGAAGATCCTAAAGGGGTGAAATAAAACATTCACTTGGTTATTGTAGATTGATAAATTAACCAGATAACCACTTTAATCTTCATTCTAAAGAATGCCACAGTGTCAGTAAGTTACACAGGTACAATACATAATCTAAATTCATGTCTTCCCTTCAAAGGATTGATTTGGACCTTTAAAATAGTAGAGGTAAGAATTGAGTATATCCAATATTAAGAAAAACTTAGGAGCCAAGTTTTGGTCTCTTTAGATTAATCAAGCTGTTTGTCAATCTGTATTCGTAAGGTTGTTAAAATAATCTGTGTCTATCCTTTAGATATCCACTTGGGTTGTAGATATAGTCAATCAACTGGTCTGACAAGTCATACCCCAAACAATCCAAATCTGGAATCACCTGTTCGCTCAGTAGTAATATCTTGGCAAACACTACACTAACCTCGTCTGTACTGTCTGAAAGTGGTCAGGATTGATTGACAGTTATTATTTATCTTTAAGCAATGGCTACACAAGAGGTCAGGCTAAAGTGTTTGCTCTGTGGGATCATAGTTCTGGTTTTGTCATTAGAAGGGCTAGGGATACTACATTATGAGAAACTTAGTAAGATAGGGCTGGTTAAAGGTATTACAAGAAAGTACAAGATTAAGAGTAACCCTTTGACCAAGGATATTGTGATCAAAATGATCCCTAATGTCTCGAATGTCTCAAAGTGCACCGGGACTGTTATGGAGAATTACAAAAGCAGACTCACAGGGATTCTCTCACCAATCAAAGGCGCCATCGAACTGTACAATAATAACACGCATGACCTAGTTGGTGATGTCAAGCTTGCAGGTGTGGTGATGGCAGGGATTGCAATCGGGATAGCTACTGCTGCACAAATCACAGCAGGTGTTGCCTTATATGAGGCAATGAAGAACGCAGACAATATCAATAAACTCAAGAGCAGCATAGAGTCTACAAATGAGGCTGTTGTCAAATTACAGGAAACAGCTGAGAAAACAGTCTACGTCCTTACTGCTCTTCAAGATTACATCAACACTAACCTTGTTCCTACAATAGATCAAATTAGCTGCAAGCAAACAGAGCTCGCATTAGACTTGGCGTTGTCTAAGTATCTGTCTGATCTGCTCTTTGTTTTCGGACCTAACTTACAGGATCCAGTCTCTAATTCCATGACTATCCAAGCAATATCTCAAGCATTTGGGGGCAATTACGAAACCTTACTGAGAACGCTTGGTTACGCGACCGAGGACTTCGACGACCTTTTAGAAAGTGATAGCATAGCAGGCCAGATAGTCTATGTAGATCTCAGTAGCTATTACATAATAGTAAGGGTGTATTTTCCCATACTAACAGAGATCCAACAGGCTTATGTGCAGGAGTTGCTTCCAGTGAGTTTTAATAACGATAATTCAGAATGGATCAGCATTGTCCCGAATTTCGTGCTGATTAGGAACACGCTGATTTCAAATATAGAAGTCAAGTACTGCTTAATCACCAAGAAAAGTGTGATTTGTAATCAGGACTATGCTACACCCATGACGGCTAGCGTGAGAGAATGCTTGACAGGATCCACAGATAAGTGCCCAAGGGAGTTAGTAGTCTCATCCCATGTTCCAAGATTTGCCCTCTCAGGAGGAGTCTTGTTTGCAAATTGTATAAGTGTGACATGTCAGTGTCAGACTACTGGGAGGGCAATATCTCAATCAGGGGAACAGACACTACTGATGATTGACAATACTACCTGCACAACAGTTGTTCTAGGAAACATAATCATAAGCCTTGGAAAATATTTGGGATCAATAAATTACAATTCTGAGAGCATTGCTGTTGGGCCACCAGTCTATACAGACAAAGTTGATATCTCAAGTCAGATATCTAGTATGAATCAATCACTACAACAATCTAAGGATTACATTAAAGAAGCTCAAAAGATCTTGGACACTGTGAATCCGTCGTTGATAAGTATGCTATCAATGATCATCCTTTATGTTTTGTCCATTGCAGCACTGTGCATTGGTCTGATCACTTTCATAAGCTTTGTAATAGTTGAGAAAAAGAGAGGGAATTACAGCAGGCTAGATGATAGGCAAGTGCGACCGGTCAGTAATGGTGATCTGTATTATATTGGAACATAAAATACACTACAATCAATCCAATTGTTTTATCTTTACTAATGATATAAACGATACTTAATCATCAGCTACCTAAGTGCTCATATAGCTCTCATGTATATTCTTTTATTATTGTTAACAACAGGTCTACTAAATAGTTTAATCCAATAAATTGAGGATAATCAATTCTTGCATTGCATAAACTCGTTAGGTTATATATAACAAAAATTATTTTTTTCTTTTTGAAAGATTGTATAGTCTGGTCATTCTATTATAATTGATATAATGATTCTTTGATCATATTGATCAATGTACCTATTTGAATCAATCGACATTGGATTCTCTATTCTTATGTAATCCCAGATGGATCAAGGCTAGTCATACCTTAAATCACAAGCTGTATTATTACTTACTGTGATGGATAAAGGGACTTTACAAAAAACTTAGGACCCAAGTCCTTAACCACATTCTAATGTGAGGGAGAATTAAATGTACATTGAGACTGACAATCTAATATACAGAGTGTTTGATCAAGTTAAAACATCAATTGTCAGGAATTCATTGATAAACCAACTTGTTAGTTAGAATTAAGAAAATATAAGAGCTAATACTCGCAAGTCATTTGCTTCTTCAAGAGCCTGTCTCAACTATCAAGTGAATACATGATCTAAAACTAGTATGATGGCTGATTCCAAATTGGTAAGCCTGAACAATAATCTATCTGGTAAAATCAAGGATCAAGGTAAAGTTATCAAGAATTATTACGGCACAATGGACATCAAGAAAATTAACGATGGGTTATTAGATAGTAAGATACTTGGGGCGTTTAACACAGTGATAGCTTTGTTGGGATCAATCATCATCATTGTGATGAATATCATGATAATTCAAAATTACACCAGAACGACTGATAATCAGGCACTAATCAAAGAGTCACTCCAGAGTGTACAGCAACAAATCAAAGCTTTAACAGACAAAATCGGGACAGAGATAGGCCCCAAAGTCTCACTAATTGACACATCCAGCACCATCACAATTCCTGCTAACATAGGGTTACTGGGATCCAAGATAAGTCAGTCTACCAGCAGTATTAATGAGAATGTTAACGATAAATGCAAATTTACTCTTCCTCCTTTAAAGATTCATGAGTGTAATATCTCTTGTCCGAATCCTTTGCCTTTCAGAGAATACCGACCAATCTCACAAGGGGTGAGTGATCTTGTAGGACTGCCGAACCAGATCTGTCTACAGAAGACAACATCAACAATCTTAAAGCCCAGGCTGATATCCTATACTCTACCAATTAATACCAGAGAAGGGGTTTGCATCACTGACCCACTTTTGGCTGTTGATAATGGCTTCTTCGCCTATAGCCATCTTGAAAAGATCGGATCATGTACTAGAGGAATTGCAAAACAAAGGATAATAGGGGTGGGTGAGGTATTGGATAGGGGTGATAAGGTGCCATCAATGTTTATGACCAATGTTTGGACACCACCCAATCCAAGCACCATCCATCATTGCAGCTCAACTTACCATGAAGATTTTTATTACACATTGTGCGCAGTGTCCCATGTGGGAGATCCTATCCTTAACAGTACTTCCTGGACAGAGTCACTGTCTCTGATTCGTCTTGCTGTAAGACCAAAAAGTGATAGTGGAGACTACAATCAGAAATACATCGCTATAACTAAAGTTGAAAGAGGGAAGTACGATAAGGTGATGCCTTACGGTCCATCAGGTATCAAGCAAGGGGATACATTGTACTTTCCGGCCGTCGGTTTTTTGCCAAGGACCGAATTTCAATATAATGACTCTAATTGTCCCATAATTCATTGCAAGTACAGCAAAGCAGAAAACTGTAGGCTTTCAATGGGTGTCAACTCCAAAAGTCATTATATTTTGAGATCAGGACTATTGAAGTATAATCTATCTCTTGGAGGAGACATCATACTCCAATTTATCGAGATTGCTGACAATAGATTGACCATCGGTTCTCCTAGTAAGATATACAATTCCCTAGGTCAACCCGTTTTCTACCAGGCATCATATTCTTGGGATACGATGATTAAATTAGGCGATGTTGATACCGTTGACCCTCTAAGAGTACAGTGGAGAAATAACAGTGTGATTTCTAGACCTGGACAGTCACAGTGTCCTCGATTTAATGTCTGTCCCGAGGTATGCTGGGAAGGGACATATAATGATGCTTTTCTAATAGACCGGCTAAACTGGGTTAGTGCTGGTGTTTATTTAAACAGTAACCAAACTGCAGAGAACCCTGTGTTTGCCGTATTCAAGGATAACGAGATCCTTTACCAAGTTCCACTGGCTGAAGATGACACAAATGCACAAAAAACCATCACAGATTGCTTCTTGCTGGAGAATGTCATATGGTGTATATCACTAGTAGAAATATACGATACAGGAGACAGTGTGATAAGGCCAAAACTATTTGCAGTCAAGATACCTGCCCAATGTTCAGAGAGTTGATTGACCAAAAGAGCAATAAATATTATATTATAATTATATCAGTCAAATTGTAAACATCCTTCTTATAATATACTCAAAAAATTAAAAATTCCCCCAAGAAAATACTAAATGTAATCAAACTCAATAAACCCTGAAATATTGATAGTTTACAGAGATCATATGACTCTTTGTATAATTCTTTATAGAACTCCTAAATATCAAAGAGCGATAAACTTGCTACCCTGTACACTTAAAGCAGATACTGTGATTAACTCTGTAAGTTTATCAGATAATCCTATTAGTGACATACTGAGGGTTATTCTTGTATAATTCTTCTGAAGATGTGATTACAGATAATCTTTCAATCTAGTCAAGTAAGCCTGATTTCCTAATTATAATCTCCCTCTTAGGAGAAGGAGAACGTATCAATGTTCACTATATACTAAGTCTTTTATTTTAAATTTTTCTTATTGTCTTCAGATGAGCCTTATTACTTCATCTCATCAGATTATAAATTTTCTAATAAATTAAGAAAAACTTAGGACCCAAGTCCTTTAAACGTGCATGATTGAGATAGTCAGAAATTGGAGCTAATTTGAATACTAGTGAGTAAATTAGGAGTAGTAGTATTGAACCACCTCATATCTTATTTCTTCTGAACTGCATTAAAATTTGTACCCAGGATATAACAACATGGCTCATGAATTATCTATCTCTGATATCATCTATCCTGAATGTCACCTTGACAGTCCTATAGTATCAGGGAAATTGATTTCAGCTATAGAATATGCGCAGTTGAGACATAACCAACCGAATGGGGACAAGAGATTAACTGAAAATATCAAAATTAACTTACAGGGCAAAAGAAGAAGTGTGTATATATCCAGACAATCTAGACTTGGAAATTACATTAGAGACAATATAAAGAATTTGAAGGAATTTCTACATGTATCATATCCCGAGTGCAATAAATCTTTATTCTCTCTCAAGTCTCCTGGAATGACAAGTAAGTTGAGTAATATCATGAAGAAATCATTTAAAGCATACAATATCGTGAGCAGAAAAATCATAGAGATGTTACAAAACATCACCAGGAATCTCATAACTCAGGACCAAAAGGATGAAGTTTTAGGTATTTATGAGCAGGACAGACTCAGTAACATAGGGAAATACATGAGTCAATCGCAATGGTATGAGTGTTTTCTCTTCTGGTTCACAATCAAGACAGAGATGAGAGCTGTTATCAAGAACTCACAGAAACCTAAGTTTAGATCTGACTCTTGTATTATTCATATGAAAGATAATAACATGGAAATTGTAATGAACCCAAATCTTGTCTGCATTTACAAAAATGATAAGGATGGAAAGAGGTGTTACTACCTTACACCAGAAATTGTTCTAATGTGTTGTGATGTCTTGGAAGGCCGGATGATGATCGAGACTTCGATAAAATCTGATATCAAATACCAATCTTTAATTACCAGATCCAACGCTTTGTGGACATTCATTGATTCACTCTTCCCGATTATGGGTAATAGGATATACAATATAGTATCTATGATAGAGCCTTTAGTCTTGGCACTTTTACAGTTGAAAGATGAGGCGCGCATCCTAAGAGGGGCATTTCTACATCATTGCATTAAAGAGATCCACCAAGAGTTGATTGGATGTGGGTTTACTGATCAAAAAACAAGATCTATCTTTATCGATGATCTTCTATCAGTAATGAATATTGATAATATCCATCTGTTAGCTGAGTTCTTTTCTTTCTTCCGAACCTTTGGTCATCCAATTCTCGAAGCCAAAACCGCAGCAGACAAAGTTAGAGAGCATATGCTAGCAGATAAGGTCCTTGAATACGGGCCAATCATGAAAGCACACGCAGTCTTTTGTGGTACAATTATAAATGGGTACCGTGACAGGCATCGGGGAGCTTGGCCTCCACTTTATCTGCCATCGCATGCATCGAAACACATAATAAGACTCAAGAATTCTGGTGAATCATTAACAGTTGATGATTGTGTTAAGAACTGGGAGTCATTTTGTGGGATTCAATTTGATTGCTTTATGGAGTTAAAATTAGACAGTGATTTGAGCATGTATATGAAAGATAAAGCACTATCCCCAATAAAGGAGGAATGGGATAGTGTCTATCCACGTGAAGTACTTAATTACACGCCACCCAGATCTACCGAACCAAGAAGATTGGTGGATGTATTTGTCAATGATGAGAATTTCGATCCTTATAATATGTTAGAGTATGTCCTTACAGGAGATTATTTAACTGATGAACAATTCAATGTTTCTTATAGTCTAAAGGAGAAAGAAACTAAACAAGCAGGAAGATTATTTGCTAAAATGACATATAAGATGCGTGCCTGTCAGGTAATTGCTGAAGCTTTGATTGCATCGGGAGTGGGCAAGTATTTTAAAGAGAACGGGATGGTTAAAGATGAACATGAGCTACTCAAAACTTTATTTCAACTGTCAATCTCTTCAGTACCTCGAGGCAATAGTCAGGGCAGAGATTCCGAATTTTCCAATAACACAGAGAAAAGTCTCATATCACTCAAGAGAACAACAGGTAGGCTTCTGAATAATGAAGTTCCTTGTCGAATGAACATTATGTCGGCTTTAATTGACAAAAATCAGTCAGACCAAAAGAAGCATAATATTCTCCCAAACACACGAAATCGCCACAAGTGTGATAACACTAGCCAAACATTCCTTGACTATCATATGGAATTCAGTCCCTACAAGTCAGACAGAATGGATAGGACAGAGACATCTGATTTCTCGAAATATGATGATGGAACAGGAACAAAATTTGACACGGTGAGTGCTTTCCTAACTACTGACTTGAAGAAATTCTGTCTCAATTGGCGATATGAATCCATGGCTATTTTTGCAGAAAGACTTGACGAAATTTATGGCTTACCCGGTTTCTTTAACTGGATGCACAAACGATTAGAGAAGTCAGTCATTTATGTCGCAGATCCTAATTGCCCACCAGACATCGGGAAACATATAAACCTTGATGATACTCCTGAAGATGACATATTTATCCATTCACCAAAAGGCGGGATTGAAGGTTATAGTCAGAAGACTTGGACGATCGCAACAATTCCCTTTCTGTTTCTCAGTGCCTACGAAACAAATACAAGGATTGCAGCTATAGTTCAGGGAGACAATGAGTCAATTGCCATAACTCAGAAGGTCCACCCTAATTTACCTTACAAAGTCAAGAAAGAAATTTGTGCAAGGCAAGCTCAATTATATTTTGACAGGCTCAGAATGAATCTTAGGGCCTTAGGACTCAACTTAAAAGCAACAGAGACCATTATAAGTACACACTTATTTGTCTACTCTAAGAAAATACATTATGATGGTGCAGTATTATCACAAGCCCTCAAATCAATGTCTAGGTGTTGTTTTTGGTCAGAGACATTGGTGGACGAGACAAGATCTGCTTGCAGCAATATTAGTACTACCATAGCTAAGGCGATTGAGAATGGATTATCAAGAAATGTGGGTTACTGCATCAACGTCTTGAAGGTCATACAGCAACTGCTTATTTCTACTGAGTTTAGCATCAACGAGACATTGACTGCTGATGTAACATCTCCAATATCCAATAATCTCGATTGGCTGGTAACTGCATCCCGAATTCCCGCACCAATTGGAGGTTTCAATTACTTGAATTTATCAAGAATATTTGTAAGAAATATAGGAGACCCTGTGACTGCATCACTAGCCGATCTAAAGAGAATGATAGAACATGACTTGATGACAGATAAAGTTCTCCAAAAAGTGATGAATCAAGAACCAGGCGATGCAAGCTTCCTAGATTGGGCTAGTGATCCGTATTCAGGAAATCTACCGGATTCACAGAGTATTACAAAAACGATCAAGAATATAACGGCTAGGACTATATTGAGGACATCACCGAATCCAATGCTGAAGGGTCTATTCCATGATAAATCATTCGAGGAAGATCTGGAGCTTGCTACTTTCCTAATGGATCGTAGAATTATATTGCCCAGAGCCGCACATGAAATTTTAGATAATTCTTTGACAGGTGCTAGAGAGGAAATTGCTGGATTACTTGACACAACAAAGGGGCTAATAAGATCAGGATTGAAAAAGAGCGGGATACAACCTAAGTTAGTGTCTAGACTGTCTAACCATGATTATAATCAGTTCCTGATACTCAATAGACTTTTGTCCAATAAAAAGAGAAACGATCTTATATCCCCTAAAACATGTTCAGTGGATTTGGCCAAGGCTCTTCGTTGTCATATGTGGAGAGATCTTGCTCTTGGTCGATCAATCTATGGACTTGAAGTGCCTGACGCTTTGGAAGCAATGACTGGAAGATATATTACAGGGAGTATGGAATGCCAACTTTGTGATCAAGGGAATACTATGTACGGTTGGTTTTTCGTGCCACGAGATTCACAATTAGACCAAGTGAATAAAGAGCACTCATCCATTAGAGTACCTTACGTCGGCTCAAGCACTGATGAGAGGTCAGATATCAAACTAGGAAACGTCAAGAGACCGACAAGAGCACTGAGATCTGCCATCCGAATTGCAACTGTTTATACCTGGGCATACGGAGATTCTGAAGAAAGTTGGTATGAGGCTTGGTACTTGGCTTCCCAGAGGGTCAACATTGATATAGATGTGTTAAAAGCTATAACTCCTGTCTCAACTTCCAACAATCTATCTCACAGACTCAGAGATAGATCTACACAGTTCAAGTTGCCAGGTAGTGTCCTTAATAGGGTTTCTAGATATGTCAACATAAGTAATGATAATTTAGACTTCAGAGTGGAAGGTGAAAAGGTCGACACCAATCTAATATACCAACAAACAATGCTACTCGGCTTGTCAGTATTGGAAGGTAAATTTCGGTTGAGAACAGAAACAGATGATTATAACGGAATATATCATCTGCATGTCAGAGATAATTGTTGTGTCAAGGAGGTTGCTGATATTGGTGGTGTTAATGCTGAGCTACCTGTCCCAGAATACACTGAAGTAGAAAATAATAGGCTCATATATGACCCAGATCCTGTTTCTGAAATTGATTGTGATCGCTTATCAAAGCAAGAGTCTAAGGCGAGAGAATTAGACTTTCCTCTTTGGTCCACCGAAGAACTCCATGATGTGTTAGCTAAGACTGTGGCTCAAACAGTTCTCGAGATCATAACTAAAGCCGATAAAGATGTCCTCAAGCAACACTTAGCTATAGACTCAGATGACAGTATCAATAGTCTTATAACAGAGTTTTTAATGGTGGATCCTGAGCTTTTTGCCCTTTATTTAGGTCAATCAATTTCAGTCAAGTGGGCATTTGAAATCCATCATAGACGCCCACATGGACGACATACAATGGTAGATTTGTTGTCTGATCTCATATCCAATACATCGAAACATACATACAAAGTCTTGTCTAATGCACTGTCACATCCCAGAGTGTTCAAGAGGTTTGTGAATTGCGGCTTGCTTCTTCCCACTCAGGGTCCTTATCTTCACCAACAAGATTTTGAGAAATTATCTCAGAACCTCTTAATCACATCTTATATGAATTATCTTATGAATTGGTGTGACTTCAAAAAATTCCCTTTTTTGATAGCTGAACAAGATGAAGCAGTCGTAGAATTAAGGGAAGATATAATAACATCAAAACACCTGTGTATGATAATTGATCTGTACGCAAATCACCATAAGCCACCTTGGATAATTGATCTCAACCCACAAGAGAAGATATGTGTTCTTAGGGACTTTATATCTAAGTGCCGTCATACTGATGTGTCATCTAGGTCTTGGAATATCACTGATCTGGATTTTATGGTTTTTTATGCTTCGTTGACTTATCTAAGAAGAGGAATAATCAAGCAGCTCAGAATTAGGCAAGTGACAGAAGTAATCGACACCACTACAATGCTAAGAGATAATATTTTAGTAGAAAACCCGCCTATTAAAACTGGAGTACTAGATATTAGAGGTTGCATAATATATAATCTAGAAGAAATCTTATCAATGAATACTAAGTCCACGTCAAGAAAGGTGTTCAATTTGGGTTCAAAGTTGTCAGTTGAAAACCACAAATATAGAAGGATAGGATTAAATTCGTCTTCTTGCTACAAGGCATTAAATCTGTCACCGTTGATTCAACGCTACCTGCCCGCAGGTTCACAACGATTATTTGTAGGTGAAGGGTCAGGAAGTATGATGCTATTATATCAACAGACTTTAGGATGTTCGATATCCTTTTACAACTCCGGTATTGATGGTGATTATATACCAGGGCAGAGAGAATTGAGATTATTCCCTTCCGAATATTCAATAGCTGAAGACGATCCGTCACAATCTGATAAGCTAAAAGGTCTAGTGGTCCCATTATTTAATGGAAGGCCCGAAACCACGTGGATAGGGAACTTAGATTCATACGAGTACATAATCAACAGAACAGCCGGTCGTAACATCGGATTGGTACACTCAGATATGGAATCAGGCATAGACAAACAAGTGGAAGAAATTATGATAGAGCATTCACACCTTATCTCAATAGCAATCAATGTAATGATAGAAGACGGTGTTCTTGTATCTAAAATAGCATTTGCACCAGGGTTCCCCATATCCAGGCTACTGAATATGTATCGTTCCTATTTTGGGTTAGTATTGGTGTGTTTCCCAGTGTATAGTAATCCAGAGTCCACAGAAGTGTATCTCATCTGCTTGCAGAAAACAATTAAGACCATAATTCCACCTCAAAAAGTTCTTGATCATTCATATCTCAGTGATGAAATCAATGATCAAGGTATTACATCTGTTATTTTCAAGATCAAAAACATTCAATCAAAACAATTCCATGAAGATCTAGTGAAACACTATCAGGTCGAACAACCGTTTTTTGTTCCTAGTCATATCACATGTGATGAAAAGTTGCTTATGCAGGCTGGTTTGAAAATGAACGGACCAGAAATCTTGAAGAATGAAGTGGGATATGATATAGGATCAGATATCAATACACTCAGGAGCACTATTATTATCTTACTTAATGAAGCTATGAACTATTTTGACGATGAGAGGAGTCCTTCTCATCATCTAGAGCCCTTTCCAGTCCTAGAGAAAACGAGAGTCAAAACTATCATGGGGAGAGTCACGAGAAAAGTAACTGTTTATTCTCTTATAAAGTTGAAGGAAACTAAAAGCCCGGAACTTTATAACATCAAAAATTACATAAGGAGAAAAGTTTTGATTCTAGACTTCAGATCCCATACTATGATTAAACTGCTACCTAAAGGAATGAAAGAGAGAAGAGAGAAAAGCGGATTCAAAGAAATTTGGATATTTGACTTATCTAATAGGGAAGTCAAAATCTGGTGGAAGATCATAGGTTACCTCTCTTTAGTCTGAATCGAACTACCACACCCATCACCAATGAAGCCCGAACAAGTCTACATAGATCAGTTATTAAGAAAAACTTAATAACGATCTCTCTTTACCCTTGTTCGGT